ATGCTCAAGCCCTGAACAGTTTGCTGCGGCAACCGGATCGGCGCATATCCTATTGCAGATAGCAGCCGGGCGCGAAGGGGTAAACCTGTCCACGGCCGACGCGCTGATTATGTACAACATCGACTTTGCGGCAGTCAGTTATTGGCAGGCGCGGGCGCGTCTCCAGTCTTTGAACCGGGCCACGCCGGCCCTGGTGATATGGCTGCAATATGACGGCGGGATTGAGGCGAAAATACTTGCGGCCGTGCATGACAAAAAAGACTATACATTGCAGCATTATAGGAGGGATTTGTTTAGCTGCTAATTTGTGCCAGATTGGACAGAAACCAAGCACACAGAAAAAAACTATAACACATGGAAAAGAAAATCTTAGAAAAGCACGTTCAGGCGGACTGCGTAAAGTGGCTGACCGCTCGCGGGTGGATTGTAAATAAAATGGGCCTGAATTCACAGCGCGGATGGCCCGACCTGCTTTGCCTGCGAAATGGTCAGGCGGTGTTCATCGAAGTCAAGCGGCCCGGCGGTTTAATGGCTCCGTTGCAAGTTGAGATGGCGAAGAAATTACACCGGGCGGGCTTTGTGGTGCTTTGTATTGATGAGGTGAAGGCTTTAGAGGGGATAGACCTGCTGAAATGAAAGGCGGACTAAATCGCATCGTAATTGACGCAAACAAGCGGGCGGTTCAGCCGTGGAAGCGATGGCAGACCGAAACCATGCCGGCGGATGAATGGCAGCGGCAGAAGGCCCACGCGAAAGCGGCGGGTGAGGCTGTCATCTGTGGCGCGATTAGCGGGTCGCTGGAGGTGATAGACGTAGACTTGAAGTACGACGCAGACGGCCATGTAAGGGCTTCGCTTATGGATGCCATACCGGAAGCCATACGATTGCGGCTGCTGGTAATCGAAACGAAGTCCGGCGGATGGCACCTGTACTACCGGTGTAAAGTCATTGCGGGTAACATGAAGCTGGCGCAGCGCAACACCACAGAGTCCGAACAGAACGGCAACCCGAACGATAAGGTTCGGGTGCTGATTGAAACCAGGGGCGAGGGCGGATATGTGGCAGCGCCTCCGACGGTCGGATATCGGGTGTTGAGCGGTGACGTTATTCCTGAGCTTACGCCGGAGGAGCGGGAAACGCTACTGGAGGCATGCCGGTCATTCAATACTTACATCGAAGAACAGCGGGAGCCGACGGCAGGCGTGGTAAGTGGATCGGCAGGGGCGGCGACGCAATACCGTAAGAGTCCCTTTGACGATTACAACGAGCGCGGCCGTGAGGATATGCTCAGGATATTACAGGAAAGCGGATGGACTATCGTTGCCCAGCGCGGGCCGAAGGTAGTGTTTAAGCGTCCTGGTCAGTCGGATAGCCCGTCAAGCGGCGACTATCACACCGAGCTGAACCTGTTTTCGGTTTTTACAACCTCGACCCAGTTTGAACCGGGCAAGGGGTATAGTCCATCGGCGGTTTATTGCCTGCTGATATGCGGCGGCGACTGGAAAGCCTGTTATCAGTCTCTCGTGAACGAGGGTTACGGCGAGAAGCGCACACCACAGCGGGAGCGGGCGGCGAAGGTAGCGCGGGAGCTCGTGCAAGAGGGTATGGATGAGCTGGACGTGGTGCGCCATGTTGCAAAAGTTGCGGGCGTGGACATGGTCCAGGCGCAGGCCATCGTGAAGGAAGCCAGCGCGGCGGATGACATCGGCGCGTTTTGGAAAGTCTCTGAGCGCGGGGTGGTGAAGATTGACCCGCACGCGCTGTACCGGTGGCTTCATTACGAGCAAGGGTTCGGCCTGTATTGGATTGACAATGATCACGGGAAAGAGTACCGAATTGTACAGGTGCAATCAAAGGTCATGCGTGAGGCTACACGGGAGATGCTGATTAAGGCGGTGCGTAGTTACCTGGCTGAATTGCCGGACATGATGGGGGACGTTATGCGCTCGGACATAGAGCGTGAATTCATGGAAAGTTCAACAAAATTGTTTAGCCCAGTGATGATTGAACACCTTGAGAGGCACGAGGCGCGGCCATTGCAGCATCGGGTTGACGTGGCGTATTTCCCTTTTAAAAATGGGGTGGCAGTGGTGCAGGGCGGACAGCAGACGCGGGTTATACCATACAACGAAGCGCCGGGGCATATATGGGAGCGGCATATTATAAAGCACAGATTTGATCCCGATGCGGATATCGTGTTCGGGCTGGATGATTGCGTATTCTATAAGTTCGTGCGCTGCATTTGCGGGCATGACGAGGCGAAGACAGCCTATGCCATGCAGCTTATCGGGTATATGCTGCATCAGTTCAAGCACCCTGCGCGGTCATGGGCTGTTATCCTATGCGAAGAGACGGACGACGAAGACCAGGGCGGCGGCACGGGTAAAGGGATATTCTTCAAAGGGGTGTCAGAGATGGTGCGGACGGTGCTGCTTGATGGGAAAAATTTCAAGCTCGACAAAGGTTTTGCCTTGCAACGTGTCGAGATAGACACGCAGTTTGTGGCCATTGAAGATTGCAGGCGAAGCGTAGATTTTGAAGGCTTTTATTCGATGATTACCGAGGGTTTGACCATCGAGAAAAAGAATCAGCAGGAGTTTTACATACCATACCAGCAGGCACCTAAGTTCGGGTTCAGCACCAACTACACCGTGAACATTAACGGCAATCACGGGGCGCGGCGTGTAAAGATACTGGAGTTTAGCCCATTCTTTGGCAAGCACAGAACGCCGGCGGAACACTTTGGCCATACCCTGTTTAAGGACTGGGATGCGGACGAATGGAATCGTTTTTACAATTTTATGACATTCTGCTGTTATCAGTATCTGGTTAGCGGTGTGAACCATGTTGAAAGCTCGGAAAGCCTTATCAGGAAAAGGATTAGGCTCGAATGTGGGGAGGCTTTCAGTGATTGGTGGGGTGAGTTTGTTGGCAAGATCGAAGACGGCGAGGCTTACCAGTTCGGCGCGATGTATGACGATTTTTGCAGCCAGCATGGCGTAAAAGATGAACAAAAGACCAAGACAAGGTTTGGAACATCGCTTAAAAAAGCAGCTGAACTATTCGGGTTAGCCCTGAGTATTGCAAAAAGTGGAGCAAAAAGGGTTTATGTTTTCAAAAAAAGCTAAACAAATGGACGTGGTGGACGTGGTTTGGACGTGGTTTAAAACTAAACCATTCCCGCGCTGCTATTGGGTTTGGACGAGGTTCCGAGGTTTTTTCTATATTCCTTTGTACAAAGAAAAGTTTTTCTCGTGTATAAGGAGAATAAGGAAAAGCGATAAACCACGTCCAACAGGTCAGCCTCGTAATTAAACAAAAACAAATGGATAAACAAAATCAAAAACGCTGGTCATGGGTAACACCACGAAGCCGGGAGCGCAAGACCGCGCCGGAAGGTTCAACATATGGGAACGATTGCAGGTACAGCCGTAAGGCATGGTTAACACTTAGGGCGCAGGTGTTGCAAGCAGAGCCGCTGTGCAGGGAGTGCGGCAAGCGCGGCCGGGTAGAAGCAGCCGTAATGGTTGATCACATCGAACCGGTGACAGCGGGCGGGGCGTTCTATGATTGGGACAATCTTCAGCCGCTGTGCAATTCATGCCACGCGAAAAAATCAGCCAAAGAAGGCAACGAGAAGCGAAAACGCGATACAGGCGATTTAAGGCCATGAAATTAAGTAACCTATACAATACCACACGCGCACAGTTTCGACCCCGTAGCGGGGCTAAAATCGGCCAAAAAAGCCCTAACGAAACGCGTGGTGAATTGTCGCAACGTAAAACCCATTTGAAACCGTTTTTTGAATAAACAAAACACACAACAAACAGATGAGCAGGACGAGAAAAATACCGCAAACATTAAACAAACCAATAAACCAGCGCAAAGCCGCTGCTAAATTGCCCGATGTGATACCCATCGACCCAAACACAATAACCCCTCCGCCGGGCAAGTCCCAAGAATGGCTGGACTTTTTTTGGGAAGTTATCGAAATTTCAAAAGCGCTGGGCACCGACAGCTGGTCAGACCTGCGCAGCGTCTGCGAGTTCTGCGACGTTTTTGAAGAAGTGCAGCGGCTGAAGCGAAGCCTAACCGGCCCCGACGGCGTGGAGCGATACACGGATATAGGCAGCACAGGCCAGCCGGTGGTAAGTGCCAACTACAAAGCGTTAAACAATTTACGCGTATTGTTTCACAAAATGTTAAACGATTTTGGAATGACACCACGCGGCAAAGCGTATGTTCACGACAAGCGTAAAAACCCGGTGAACAAAGCGCAAGCTTTAATTCAGGCGCTCGACCTATGAGCAGCAAACCGGCCACACCTGAGACGGCTATTGAGTACGCCCGCGACATTACGACCGGCAAAAGGTCAGCGTGCGAGCTGGTGCGCCTTGCATGCCAGCGGTTTATCAATGAGCTATCCGACCCGCCAACAGGGTACACTTACGACGAGCGGAAAGCCTTGCGGGTGTTGCGCTTTGTTCAGCTGATGAAGCACACAAAAGGGCCAATGGCCGGCCGACCGTTCCATTTAGAACCCTGGCAAGCCTTCCTAATCTGCAATGTATTCGGATGGGTTGACGGCGAGGGGCTGCGCCGATTCACAAAGGTGCTGCTGACTGTTCCGCGCAAGAATGGTAAATCTACGGTAGCGGCCGCCATTGCAAACTATATGCTGATTGCCGACGGCGAGGCAAGCGCCGACGTTTATACCGCCGCAACAAAGCTCGATCAGGCCCGCATCATATTTGACGAAGCCTACCGCATGGCCGAAGACAGCCCGTTTGCGGATCATTTGAAATACGCGAATAGCCAAAACCTGAAATACCTCAGGTACCAGCGAAGCGAATTGCGTCCCCTTGCCAGCCAGGATAAAACCCTTGACGGGTTGAACCCGCACGCGGTTTTTATCGACGAATATCACGCGCACCGCAACGACGACCTGTTTAACGTGTTGCTCACGGGCATGGGTGCTCGGACTCAACCGCTTATGTTCACGGTAACGACGGCCGGCTTCGATAAAAACAGCCCGGCGCTTAAGTATCAGGGCTACTGCGAAAAGGTAACACGTGGACTGATTGAAGACCCTAATACTTTTGCGCTAATTTACACCATCGACGACGGCGACGACTGGACGCAGGAGCCGACCTGGCGCAAGGCAAATCCTAATTACGGCGTTTCGATTTTACCTAAAAAGTTTAAACAGGATTTGCGCGAAGCCTTAGAAATAGGCCATAAAGAAGTAGAGTTTAAGACAAAATACTTAAACATTTGGACAGACACCGCCGCCGCATGGATCCCCGACCGAGTATGGATGGAGGGCGACCGCGCCAGACCGTTTACCGAGGCCGACCTTGCAGGAGCTAAATGTTACGCCGGACTTGATCTTGCGGCAACCGGTGACTTCAGCTGCTTTGCCAGGGTGTTCGATAAGGACGGCGAGCTGTACCTGCTGCCCACGTTTTTTCTGCCAGAGGAAACGATTGCCAAACGCACAGACCAGACCGGCGACGCTATCCGCGACTGGGTACGGCGCGATCTGATTAAAGTCATGCCGGGTCGGACGGCCGATTACCGATTCTTGACTAAGTACATTCAGGACGCGCACGCCCGCCACCCTATCGAGTGCATCGCATACGATAGGTTCAATAGTTCGCAACCTGTGGCAGAGTTAACCGAGGCCGGGATGGAAATGGTACCTTTCGGCCAGGGTTACGTTATGATGAACGCCCCGACCCGCGAGCTGGAGCGATTGGCCCTTAACGGCAACCTGCGCCACGGCGCGAACCCCGTCATGCGCTGGCAAGTGGGAAACGTAGTCCTTACGAAAGACCCGGCCGGGAACGTAAAGATGGATAAATCCCGCTCCGCTGACAAAATAGACGGCCCAGTTGCCGCCGCTATGGCCGTCGGCCTGTGGATGGATAACATGATGACCAGCGGCCCGGCTGAATTTTGGGCTTTATAACAAACCCTTTAAAAAACACACCCCATGAGAAACCTATTTATCCGCGACGAGTTCATCAACGAATTTCACGCGCAACTACCGAAACACCCGACATACGAGCAAGCCTATGAGGCCACAGAGGATTTGTGCCATCAGCAGAATGGCCGCCGCCGCTATGCGAATTGGGACAGCTTTCGACAGGTGCTGCACCGTTACCTTAAAAATCGTATGACAAAAAAATGACAAAACTTTGCTTGCAGGTTTCATAAAAAGTATTACCTTTGATACATGGAAACAGCAACACACACCAACTACATGACCGCCGCACAAGTTACCGCCAGCGGTATCACTTCAATCGCAATGCTGGCAACCCGCGCAGCCGGACAGCACAGCGGATTTCTCTTGAGCCTTCGCCGTCTTTTCCCAACCACAGCAGCGCAGGCTAAACAATGGCACGGCTTTGACTGCCTCGGCGCTGCGGATGTTGAGCGCATCGAATCGCTACTCAACAAGCATGGCATGTCCGGCGAATACAGCCTGACTAAGAGCGGACAATTTTGCCGCCTGCGCGACAATGCTTCTTTTAAGCGTGCCCTAAAAGCTGAGTACGCGATAAAATAACCCCGAATGCTGCCGCGAGAGATTCGCGGAGCGGCTGAGTAGTTTTTGTGCCGCATGAAACAAAGGGCTGAGGCCATCCGTAACTGGGTGGCCTTATTTTTGTCCAATGAATCAACAATACGACTACATCCGCCCCGACCTCACTCCCAGTGACTGGGCTATCTTTTGGGACACGCAAACCCCCGACCGCTTCATCATCGCCCGCTACTCACACAGCGAGCGCACCACACCTTTTGATCGGCACTGGACACAGGGCGGCGAATACTTTGCAGAGTGCCTGGCGCAGCCGTTTTTTTATCCGCCAGTATCACCTTCCTGACATCAGGAAGCTAATCGTTTTCCTGACATCAGGAAAACGATAAAAGTAAACAAAGTTTACGCGAACCTAAACAAACCTACTGTAATATTGCCCCGTGCGATTGCTGGGGCTACACATTACCCGCGCTGCTGCCCTGACTCAGGAGCGGCGCTCATCGCTTGCGGCCCCTACGCAATGGCTCATAGACGCTATACGCTCCGTCACGGGTGGGGCCGGCGAGGGTGTTCGCGTCAACCAGGCTTCCGCGCTGTCACTGGCTGCGGTACACGCGTGTGTCCGGGTAATTGCCGAATCTGTGGCAAGTATGCCCCTGCGGTTTTATGGCACCAATACGGACGGCTCAAAATTTGTCGATAACGCGCATCCCCTGAGCTACCTCATTAACGAACCCAACGAGGCGCAGACCCGCTACGAGTTTGTGCAGTGGATGGCCATGCAGCTCAAGCTTACCGGCAATGCCTACGCGATCATAACCCGCGACCCAACTACACAGCGCCCGATAGAGCTGAACCCTATCCCGACTAAGCGGGTAAAGGCGCAGCTGACCCCGACGGGCATTCTGTACCACATCGAAGGCCGCGACGAACCTATCGCCGGCATCGACATGGTTCACTTTCGCGGCATGACGGCGGATGACCTGACCACGGGCCTAAACCCTATACAGCTGCACGCGAATAGCTTAGGAATTACCATCGGCGCTGAACGCAGCACCGCCCGCTTCTATGGCAAAAACGC